ATTATAGCAAAACCGTTACCTGATTTATCAAGTTCTGGTTTCCATAACCTGTCATCTTGGTACTTGTTTTTCTTATCTGGTTGGTCTATTGTTTTTTCTAACTGTTTTGTTAGAGTATCAAAGTTTGACTTTGATTTCTTTAGGGCTTCTAATGCACTTGACATTGTATATATCTCCTTTGTAAGTATTGTTGTATATATTTTTTGTAAATATAAGTGTAATTATAATATTATTTATAATAGTTTTACCTTCTATTTACGACCTTTATGGTAACATTATATCACCATTTACTCATTCTGTCAAGCAGTTGTGCCTGACTAATGTATTCTAAATTGACACCTTCTTGGTTTCTAAATCTATCTACTTTCTGATTAGTGGGTTTATTATCTAATTCTTTGTTTACCTTAAAAAAGTGTATTTTAGGGTTGTTTTCCATTAGTTCTCTCCACTGTATTTCCCAATTACCTGATGGTGTGGGTTCATATTCTGTAGTAACATAGTTATCTGTACTTTTGTATATGTTGTTAATTGTTTTTGTATCTGATATTAAGTCGTGGCCTATCATATAAATTTCACAAGGTTTTTCTCTCATTGTAGCAACATAACCACTTGAAGGACCTGTCGCCCAACCTTCATCTTCACCACCTTCACCACATTCTTTTATATCAAATGACTTGTCAGGTTCTTTTATCCAAGATATATAAATGTGAGCATTGTGTATATTTTTTGTTTCTCTCTTGCCAGTAGTAACTCTTGTTCCATATTCATCTTTGGCCTTCTTTAAAATAGTTACTGCACCTGATATGGTTGAACCGTGTGTAGCAAATTCAGCAGATTCACCTTTTTCATTCTGTCTAATAATATCAAAGTCTTTCATCTCCTTAAGGTCTTGTCCAGTAGCCATACCTTCAATAACATTATGATACATTGGTGTTGGTATCTTTGTCCACGCTCTAAAATAACAAGGTATCTTTTGACACATACCTGAATGGTAAATTTCGTGTATCATACCACCATCTACAGCACATATCACATCACATAGGTCAGGATAATCTCTATAGATAGCATTGCAACCATATATCTTACCAAACTTCTTTAGTTGTTTCAGGTCAAAACCTATTCTACTCTCACCATTGCCTATTAAAAATACTCTACTCATCATCCTCAAAAGAAAAGATATCCTCAAACGGTGGGCAAATATCTTTCGCTAAATTCTCTTTGCTCATATTTTGCCATTTATATAAGTCTGCCTTACCTATTGTTTGTATAAGATATGGCATATACTTAATAAAACCAAAATAACCTGCTGTTTCCCATTGGTGCATATTTTTAGGAAAACAAATACAATATGAAGTATCCCAACCTGCGTCTAACACTGCACCTGTAATTGTTTTTGCAATCATCCCTACTTCTATACTCCAACTTTCTCTTCCACTTGGTATAAATGATTCTTCACCCATTTCCCATCTCGTACCTGTTTTGATAGACATTTCTTGTGTAAATTTATTACCTGGCGCAACTCTTGGTGTAAATATTAATGTCCAAGGTGCTGATTTTACATGGAACAAATTAGGGTTTGCGTCATACTTATCTCCTACATCATTTGGAGGAAGGCCCGCCTTTTCTCCTACTTTATCGTCAAAATCTATTTTAGCGCCTTCACAAAGGTCATATAAAATCTTACTTCTATCTTCATTAGGTCCTAGTACATATGCTTTGTAAGGAAATGCTTTTTGTTTTGATGTTGCTAGTGGATATCCTATTCTTAATATATCCTCTACTTGTGATCTTGTAGGTATAATATCTTTTTTATAATGAACAACGTGAGCTCTTTTTTTAAATGTATCTGTTACTGTCATAATTTTACTCTTTCTATTGCCTTATGGCAATCGTTATCTGTTGTCTGCTTATGCAAGACAACTTTTCATATACCTATTTATCAATTTACTTTTTTAACTTGTTATATAAAAACTCTGCTATTTTTTCCTGTCCTTTAGCATTGAGATGGTCATCCCATTTTGATATACAAAGTTCTTCTCCTTTATAAACAGTACCATCGTTAACTTCTGCACCTTCTTTCCATTGAGTATTGTCTCCAAATACTTTACCTTCACCTTCAGGATAAAATATAACTTTATCTGCAACAGCACCTGGAATAGTACCGACCCTTCCTTCATAGATAAAATTATCTAAATTTATATAAGGTTCATATGTATTCATTAACTGTTTTAGTTTTTCCCTATCTTTTTCTGCGTCTCCTGGATATTTGTAATGTTTAGGTGTGCCACCATTCTCTTGTGTTTGTCCATTTAACCAATTGAAGAAAAGATTAATCATTTGAAACTGTTTGTAAGGAATATTATATCTCTCACATAGTAGTTGCAAATTTATATAATGTCTTAAACTTTTTCTTACCCAACCAAACACATTTCCTTTATTATGTGGTATTTGGGTATGCCATCCAAATTCATCTTGGTAGTCCATTCTTTGGCATTGAGACCATCCTACCATAACTAAACCAATCTGCGGAGCAGCTTTGCTACTTTTTAGTTTTAAAATTTCTTCTAATACAGAGGAGTAGATATATTCATTACCAAAACCACTTCTACCTAAATTAATACAATCCATATCTAATTTTTCTGCTATTATCTCTGGCCATTTTGGCCAAGAGCAATCTAATTCTGGATGATAATCAGATTTATAATGATTGTCTGTAAAACTGTCACCACCTGCTATTAATACTTTTCTAACACTCATTATATTCTTCTTTACAAAATTCAGGACATCCATCATCTGTACAATCATAGCCACCACATTGTGATAGTACCATTAAGAACAATACAGAAATTATTATATTTTTTATCATAAGGCTTTTTTTAACCTTTCTTTTGCTTTTCTTTCATCACGTTGTCTAAATGATTCTTTCATAGATTCATCTAATTCTTTTTGCTCTTTATCTGCTTGTTCTTTAAAATCTATAGGTTCTAATTCGTCTTGTAATTTTTCTGATTCAGTTTTCTTTCTAATCATCTTTTTGTTCTCTAGTTATTAGATTGGTAGGTTTGTCTATTGGCATACCACATCTATCAAACCATTTCTTATTAGCATAGTGTACAAATCCTAATGTACCGTCTGATAGTTTAATAGACCTTTTGTCAATCTTACCTGTATATGTAGTACCATCTTTTAATACAAGTCTTTGGTCTGATTTATGTAGACCTCCATATATTCTATCTATCGCTTTATATTTGGTATCAGTGCTGTATATTTTATTTGTTTCTGGAAGTATTACTTCTTCTCTTATCATACAAACACCTCTTTCATAATAAATTTACACTTTGTTAAGTTGAAGTTTATGAATGGTTTTAATTTGGCAATCTTAAATGATTTTTCAGGCCATATAACTGTTTCTGTAATTTTTTTATCCCAATCTTTGATAAACGCAAGTATTTTATCCAAGATGATGAGTGTTTGTATTGAGATTCGTCCTGAAAGTAGTAAGCGTAGCATTCTTGGATGTTGGCCATTATGTACGAGAAACATATCATTAAAAGAAATGCTATCATTAGCAATAACATCATTGACCAATAAACAATCATTTCTAAAATTATACGTAAATGATTGATTATACTTTTTCCACTTTGTATAATTAGTTTCTCCATCTGCTCTTACCAAGTTGCCTATCCATGTTTTAGAATTGTGAAAGAAATTACTCACAAAATATTCTAACATTTCTTCCTTGTTATATTTAGTAGTAAGTTTATGAAAGAAAAATCTGTCATTACGTTTTAAAAATGTGTTGAAGGATGAGTTGACTTTAGCATTATGAACAAAAAAATCATAAGACTTGGAAGTAAAGTGTAGTTTAATAGCCAAATATAATGTATATGCTTCATAACTATTCATATTATATAGGTAAAACTGCTGTGCTTGATTTTTCAACCAAGTTAAGTTTTTCTGCCTCTGCTTGTATCTTTTCTTTTAATTGTTTGTTGATGAGAGGACCTACAGACGCTGTATCAATATCATTATCTTTACAATATTCTAAAACAGCGTCCATATAAGGTATTCGTTTATCTTTGACTATGCTTTCAATAATCATAGCAAACTTTTTACTATTCATTAACATTATTCTACATCTGTTCTTACAATATGTTTTCTTAATGCTCTGACTAATTCTTCAATCTTATCAATGACAGCAATTAATGCTTTGTCTTTAATAAAATGTTGTTCTTCTTTTAACTTGTCATATTCTCTTAATGGGATAGTAACTGTTCTTCTGGAAGTCACCTCGTCTTCGTAAGTAGCAGCGTCAGCTGCGGCTTGGTCATCATTTATAAATGTACTCATATATTTTATATCCTCACTTCTTATTAATATATTATATCATATTAGAGATAAATGTCAAGCCTGTTTCTGTTGCAAGGTACAGGCAAACCCCGACTGCCTAAGCAGCCATACGATAACTTTCGTTGTCGTTTATAATTTAACAGTACGTTGTTAGCGATTTAACTCCAAATAGTTTTAGTAGCAGTCGAATCTAACTCACCCCCTTAAAGCACACACGTATGTGTTTTGAATTGGTGGAGGTGGTGGGAATCGCACCCACGTCCTCACTAGTTATTATCTATTCTTCAACGTCAAATTCCTTATATGCCAGTTCCTTTGGCTTTAGTTGATCTTTTAAATTGTACATCAAAACCAGAATACATTATACAAGACTCTTGCATATTTGGTGAAGTTACAACAGAAATTATTTTACTCATATCTTCCGTTATATACTCCTGAATCATAAATGCAGGTTCTCCACTTTCTTTGCCACCAACTCTTCCGACAGCAACATAAACTAAAATATAGTTTTTTGATTCTACAAAGTCACTGACAGTTTGATACCTTCCACAAATGACTGGCATTTGCATCCAATATAAACCTTTAACTTGATATTCTTTTGGTGTTTCTGTTTCTGGTGTAATTGGTTGTTCCGTAGCATTCGCAATCTGCATTATAGCAAACATTAACACTACAGACACAAATATAGTCTTTAAAAATTTAATCATTTAAGTGTCCTTTCCATAGTGATAAAATTATCGGCCACTTTGTTAATGATGTTGCTTGGATTTTATCTTGGTTTAATCTTTAAGTATTTATAAAGATAGGACTAAAAGTTATTTCTCTCCAGAAAATCTTTTGTGTGTTTATAAAACAACTCTTGGTGTTCTTTTATTTTATCTGTACCGTGTATCCACTCTTGTACAAATCCGTCTTCACAAGCTGCTAAAATAACAGTTTGTTCTATTTTTTTATCAGGAAATAGTTCTTCAAACATTTTAGCATATGCTGATGTCTGTAAGAAGTTACCATAATTATAATCTGCGTCCCTTCTCTTTGTAGAGGTCTTAAAATCAACTACAGATAACTTACCTTTATATTCTGCAATACAATCTACCTGACCTGCTACACCTATCTCTTTTGAATATAGGTATTCTTCTAAACAATGGATGTTATCTAGTCTAGCAAGATAAGGTTTCATAATTCTAAAAAGACCTAATGGTGCTACAGCAGTTATGCCTACAGATTTTTTATCTTCGTTTCTTAAATGGTTCTCTATGAGAGTGTGGGTAGTTTTACCTCTATTTGTAGCGGTAACGGAAATATACTTGGCCATCTTCTCGCCAACAGCAGTTCTCCATGCGTCTAATATTTTTTTCTTTTCGGGTAATTGTCCTAATATTGAGGTAACAGAAGGCATATTAACACCGTCAATAGTATAATATCTTATACCATCTTGGTTCTTACCTTTAACACCTAAAGATTTAGGCAATACATCTTCATTCAATTTTATATAACTAAAAGCCATAATATACCTTCCTTAATTTTATATAACAATTATATCACACTATTTCAAGCGTGTCAAGCTGTCA